CCAGCCTCAAGGAATTTGAGAGTAGGTACTTCAGTATGCCAGGTGCAACCAACTTATATTGGTGCGCTTCTTTGGCCCTGGGGGTCCTACCACTCCACTTTCTTGGCGTTTTGGCCAGTGGATGCTATGTGTGTGGCATTGTGGTTATCGTATCGTATATCCTTGGGTGGCAATACCTGGGGGCGGTGCTTATACCAATCGCCATTCACACATACTATTTTCGACCTGATTTACGCAAGGTACTGCTCAGTGGAAGAACCAGACTGGTAAAGTCGGTTTTTCATGGGTGCGCACGCCACCTCCTTCGGGGGATGGTGAAAGTGCGCGACAGGTATTTCTCGCCCCGTTTTCAAACGGCTGTGGTGTTTATTATTGCTGTGGTTGCAATGGTCACCTTGAAGAGGTTGATCAGAAAAGCGATCTTGAAATGCATAGTGAACAGCAAAGTTCGCAAGGAAGCGAAAGACGAGGAAGATCTTCGGAAGAAAACCTTGAACTCCATACTCAGTGTGATCTCTGGTGTGACCCTTGTTGTGGGTGCAGCTGGTGTTTTCATCGATGGGCCAACCCTCAAGAGGATAACCTCATTGTTGAAAGATATATCAGTGGTAAGGTCGGCAACTGTTTTCAGTGCGGGCTTTGCATCTTTAATAACGAGTGGCATCATATATGCACTGGAGATTTTTGGTGTCACGAGTGTTTTTCCAGGCCTCGAAAGGGGTTTGCTCAAACTCTCGGAAGGTGCCAAAAACGTCGAACACCTTGTGGACGGTGCGGATCTAGATGGTTCCACCCTTGCAGAAATGCAGGACATAGAGGCGTCCGACGAAAATGTGAAGGAAAAAACTTCACAAAAACGACACGCGATCGAGAAGCTGAAGAAGCGCTTGGAGCGTGCCAAGAGAAGAAGTACCAGCGCGAAGCGTGTTCAGTTGAAAGAAAAAGACGACGGAACACTTTACGACGAAGACTCAACCGACGAGGAAGCCATCCTAACGGATGGGGACGCTTATATGAGCAGACGCCAATTTATTTTGTGGTCAGCTCGTGTTATCGTTTTTGTGGGTTTAGCATTGGGTGCTTATTATCTCTATACATACAAATGGTCCGACAAACGAATCAAGAAAATGACACCGAAAGTGCATTTTATGAAAAAGAGGTCGAACCGCAGGAAGGGGAGATCCGAGTCTTCCCTCCCGGTAGAGGATTCCGCTGCATCGGAGTCTCTTGTCCTCACGCAAGTGACGGACGGAGATACTACGTTGACAACAGCGCAGTCCTTGACTCCTGAGGAATTTCGCCTACAATTGGTTGAGATGCAGGAGTTGCAAAAACAGCAGATGGAGTTGATGTCCGCTTTCCAGCGTGAGTCCAACCTTGAGGGGAAGGACTACGTACCGAGGAAAAGACATCAGAAACAATTTGCGAAGAAAGGGAGGCAGCAAAGGCGGCAACGCCGGCGTTTGACCCCTGAAGAATATGAGGAATGGCAGAATCGGAAACAAGAGGCGTACGCGTCCATTGTTTCCGGTTTGAAGAGCGAACCCTCGTGGGCCGACGCAATGGACAATGACCAGGCAGCATCAAAGGGCGCTTGGAAGTCCTGGTGGACGGACCACAACAAAGATGACTTTTTCATTGATCAGGAGGATGAACACGACTCTCGTGCTTACGTCCGTGGACGTGCACGTTATGAGTCTCACTCCAATTATGATGAGCCAAATTGCTATGATCAAGAATCAAAGCAGACAGTAGCAAAGGCACGTGAGGCGCCATGTCCGGTTCGACCGGCCGTGGAACCTAAGCAACGCGGTCCTACTGTCAAATTTAGTGCCGAGAAGGAAAAAGAAGCTGGGCCTGTAATACCGGCCCGCATTGACTTCTCGAAGCCTTGCACCAGGAAAGGATGCAAGGGGACATATTTCACACCGAGTGGGGCACAAAAACCCTGTCGTTTCCAGCATAGTAAGGCTGAGTCTCTTGTTCCCGGGTCCCCTGTGGTCCCTCGAACTATAATGAAGTCGAAGCATGGAAAATTGAGTGTGAAGCGTGGTGACTCTTGGTGTCAGAATGCCAATGTTGTTGCAGTTATGTCTCGTCTCAGTGGTGCAAACCATGGAGTTGACGAAGGTGCAGCATGTGACATTGAAACTGAACTAGGAGCCCACTCTCTCCAAAATATGAAGCAGTACCGTGAAATGGATCTTGCGACATGTGCCAAGCCTCCGGGCTTTGGCCCTAGTTACAAACCAGCGGTGCCGGTGATTGGAGAAGAAATATGGGCTGTAGGCTACAACCTGGAAACAGGCGACTCTAAGGAGTTGACCATAACGCATGGTTTTGTAGAAGAACTACAAGCCCCTTATATGGCTTTTAAGGATAAAGGGTGCCTGTGTCATACGGCATCAACCTGGCCATCAATGAGCGGTTGTGCAATCGTTAATGCCAAGGGCCAGCTAGTTGGCTGGCATGAGGCAGGAAACGACGCGGAAGCACCGCGGAATGCTTTTACCGCCGTCACCCCACAGATAATATCTGATTTTGGGATGGCTGGGTCCAATGCCACCCATTAAGAGCATTGTTTCCACAAACCCGGGAACGTCCTACCTACGAACTCGGGCCGTGGGAACACATTCAGCATGTGTCATATGTGGCGAAGGGTAATGAACTCGGCGAGAGTGAGTCCATTTACCACATTGATCCATTAGCGAATGAATTTTTTAAAGGTAGAATGCCAACAGGGCAATTCGGAATCGTACAACCTACGGTACGAAATGTGTCCTTGGCTTTACACAAGGGAGACCGGGAGGAACAGTTCCCCCATAACCATCCGTGTCTATTAGACGCTCGATCATTGACTCGATCTCAGTATGAATTTTATGAGATGCAGGGTTTTGGAATACGATCGCTTGACAGTGTGGTTGTGGATAAGACAACCTCTAGTGGTTTCCCATTTGGAGACAAAAAAGAACATGCGCTTAAGGCGTATGATTCTCATATGCGTTGGTACACTGAACCGGGAAATAGGGATCGACCTATGCCGATTTGGGTAGCCAACCCTAAGACGGAATACTTGGCTTTGGAATTGATTTTAAGATCACTAAAGATTCGTATTTTCCGCAATCCCCCCATTGATTACCTCTTGCTTGAAAAACGGTACTTTGAGGCACAAGACGAAGCTTTACTAAGGTTTAGCAGGAAAACGTGGAGTGCCCTTGGTTTCGTGAAAGAGAGGGGTGGGTGGAATAATATGATTCAGGAGCTTTTCTGGAACCACCACAACCTAGCAAAACGAAGATTTTACTATAGATGGGATGTGGGGTTCTGGGATAAGGCTTATGGGCCGGCCCTGGATTATGAAATAGACAAGCTAAGGCTTAGGTGGTACTCAGTGAATCTGAGTGCAGAACACCTGTTCGACATCAACTGGCTCCGTGAGGAGAGTGGCCACGCTATTGAGATCTTACCTAACGGTGAGGTTGTTTTTACAGCGTTGAACCAGAAATCCGGTCGGTTGCGAACGTCAACTAATAATACCATAGGTCATGAGTTTATACTAATGTTCCACTACGCAAGAATGTGTAGAAAGATGGGACTCGAACCAACGGTCGAACATGCACGGAAGGTAATGATCAACTATGTTTATTCAGACGACATGCAAGGGGCAACAGATTTCCCCGAGTTTGTGGATGAACAAGAATTGAAAGTTACGTATGCGATGTTTGGCATGGAGGTTAAAGAATATAGTTTGACTGAAGATCCTTTGGATATACATTTTCTCGGCTGTTCTAACGTTCTTTGGAAAGGACGGTGGGTTCCGAAATACAACACGGAGCGTATGATTTTCGCCCTCCTATACGTAGGGGGGCGGTTGTCAGATCGTGAGCGCACGTCGCGTGTGACGGGGCTTGCCCATAACCTTGCCTTTGATGACGAAGGGGCAGACCTAGTAGTTGAATATGCACACTTTATTGAAAAGAAAGGGCGCTGGATAGGCGCACCTATGATCTCCAAGGGAGATCTGCGGGTAGCCTTTACAGCGGGGTGCCGCGGCGAAAAGGGCCCAAGAAAAACAAATAGAGTAGTGCTACATAGCAAAATGAGAACAAGAAGTCAGAGAAAGATGAATTTAGATATATTGGTTCAGGACAAAGTCATTGAGCGAGACTCGAAGAGTTGGCTCACTGAAGTCCTGGACCCTTTCCATGACGGAGCAGTTGACCTTAGAGGAATGCCAGATACAAATCTGTCAGCCTCGGTCATACAATGTGTACCTTACACTCAGTCGTACAAACAACCGACTTCAATCGGGGGTACGAATAACTGGGATTGTAATATTGTACTTTGGCCTATCCCAAAACAACATCCTGTAACTTCGCTGAACCTGTGTAACAATGTGGGTCCAACGACTGGTCTGGGGTATTCTGGAGTCCTGAGAACAGCGGCATCTGGTGACAATGTCTTCCCTGTTGGGGGAGTTACTGCGTACAGTGCCATATCAGGGCTTGAAACGTTTGGGGATAATGCGGCCACTTCCAACTCAATAGATTGTACTCTTGGGTTGGAACAAACCTACCTGCAAGGAAATTGCAGAGTTGTAGGTATGGGACTTGAAGTGAGCAATACAACTGCGCCATTGTATCGTCAAGGCCAGGTGTATGTGTATCGCCACCCAGTCCCGCCACCAGACGATAAATCACCCTTCCTTATATTGGGGACTTCGGCCACCATGAAGAGGGAAGAGGTTTCGGAGTGTATCCTGACGAAGGAACACAAACGACATTCGTGTGAGTATGAGCAACCAGAAAAACAATGGGCGAAGGATGATGCCCCTACTAAGGTAGGGGGACCGATGGTAGTTCAATATGTCGCTGCATTTGGATACGTGGATATTTGGGAGATGCCTTCACCACCGGGAACGGTGGCGCAGGCTCTCAAGTTGAACGGAACTAAGTGTTGGGAGGCAGAGTTTGGTGCGTATATTATACCCACCATGAACTCCACGATTAATCCAGCTCAGACACAAAAAGCAGTGTCGGCATCGATCGTTCTTGGTGACACGGGACAGGCAATGTTCCAGGGCACCAGGAATTCGATCGTTGTTCCAATTAGTGCAACCAATACTACTGATTGGTCAGGTCCTGTGAAAACGGGAGTGCCTGGCGGATGTCAGTTTTACATAGGGGGACCAATGCATATAGCACCATTTAATGTAGCTGGTGCGTACTTCACCGGTCTAAGTCCGCAGACAACTCTGCAGATAACAGTGAAGTATTACATTGAGAGGTTTCCCACATCGTATGAAAACGATCTGGTTGTTATTGCAAAACCATCCTCACCATTTGATCCAACAGCATTGAATTTGTATGGCATGGCCATGAATCAATTGCCTGTTGGGGTTCCTGTAGGGGAAAATCCCTTAGGCGAATGGTTTGCAGATGTTCTAGATAAAGTAGCTTCGGTTGCAGAACCGGTTGGAAAAGCTCTTGCTATGATTCCCGGTATCGGGGCTCCGGCCGCGATGGCTGGGAATTTAGCGGGCGCTTGGAATGCTACTAGAGCGTCTCAGAGGCAACGGACGCAAGGGCCTCCTCGTAAAACAGTAAAGTCAGAG